CAATGTTAGAAGCAGGTCATCCTAATTTAACTATGATAGAAGCAATGGCTGCAGGCCTTCCAGTTATAGCTGATTGGGAAAAAGAAGTTGATCTACATGGATGTTGGAGATCTCCTCGTAATGTATTTGAAATGGATAAAGGATTAAAAAATATTTTAGATAAATGGGAACTTTATAAATTAAATTGTTTAAAAACTTCTACTGAATTATCGTGGTTTAATCGTACAAAAGAATTAATAAAAATATATAATGAAAAAAGTTTTAATTAAAGAATATAATAATCTTAAAAAGATAATAAAAAAACCTTTATTTCCTAATAATAATGTTTATTGTACTTTTATTAATGGAGCTAAAGTTGAAATTTTAGGAGAAATAAATAAAAAATATAATGTTCAATTTATTGATCAATTAGATAATTCAATTGTTCATGAAACTGAAATAAAAAATAATATGTGGTCTAAATTAAATAAACAATATTTTATTGATTGTTTAGTTAAGGTAACAGATTTAGATACTAATGAAGTTATAGAACATAAATATGATGCGAAAGATAAAACAGTATACATTCATTTTGCTTCTAAAGCATTAGGTGATACTATAGCTTGGTTTCCATATGCAGAAGAATTTAGAAGAAAACACCAATGTAAATTAGTAGTATCTACTTTTCACAATAAAATGTTTGAAGATAATTACCCAGATATAAAATTTATTGAACCTGGTACCCCTCAAGATGGTTTATATGCTATGTATGAAGTTGGGTGGCATTATGATGAAGATGAAAACATTGACCATAATAGAAATCCTTTAGATTTTAGAAAAATACCATTACAAGGAGCTGCTTATGATATATTACGTTTAGATAATAAAGAAATTAAACCTAATTTAACTTACAAAAATGTAGGATCAACAATAAAAGGTAAATATGTTGTAATAGCCCCCCATGGTTCAGCTCATGCTAAATATTGGAATCATAAAAATGGATGGCAAACTGTAATAGATTATTTAAATAATAAAGGTTATAAAGTAGTAATGATTACCCAAGAACCTTTAGGAGATGAATGGCATGATTCTAAATTAGGAGGTACTCTAACAGGAGTTGTTGATAAAACAGGTAATCATCCTTTAAGTGAAAGAGCTAATGATATAATGAATGCCCAAGCTTTTATAGGCATTGGAAGTGGGTTAAGTTGGTTAGCATGGGCTTTAAATACTCCTGTAGTAATGATTTCAGGGTTTAGTGAAGCATATAGTGAATTTGAGGATTGTGAAAGAATAACCTCTCCCCAAAATAAATGTTCAGGATGTTTTAATAGATTAAGATTAGATGGAGGAGATTGGGAATGGTGCCCCGATCATAAGGATTCTGATAGAATGTATGAATGTACTAAGTCTATTACTCCTAATATTGTAATAGATGCTATAAATCGTCAATTAGAAAAATCTTCCTGATATTTATAACAAAATTCTAGAACAACATGGCAATAACTCTCTCCAATTCAGGAATCACTTCAGGTTCAGTAGTAAAATCTGCTGAAGTATCACAATCAATAGATGCTTTTGCGGGTTTAGTAGCTTATGATATTCACCAATCAGGATCTTTTAATCAAACAGGATCTACAGTTTTATCTGGTTCAGTTAGTCTTGCAAATAACACCCATTTAGGCATTGGAGCTATAGCCAACCCACAATATCCAATTTATGTAAAAGCTCAAGATTCTACTGATGATCCTGTAATTTTATTAGAAGGATTTGATGTAGCGGATTCAGCAACTTTAGGTTTTAAAAATGCTGATATAAGATGGAATATAGGATTATTTGGAGGAAGTTCAGATTCATTTCTGCTTCAAAATCAAGAAACAAATACATACCCTCTTTTAGTAGATTACTCTTCTTCTAATGGAATTGTAATGAGAAATGATACAGGTACAGCTTTATTCCAAAAAGTAGGTATTAATTGGCCTTATGGTGAGATGGGATTAACAAATCCAAACCATACACTTTTAGTCAGTGGATCAATTACAGCTTCAAGTGGGTTTCATGGAGAACTTGTAGGTACAGCTGCTCAGGCTGATAAAGTTTATACGGCTACTGCAATTGCAAATTTCACTAATCCTGTTTTGTTTAAACCTGGGGTAGGGCTTGATGAGTATTCTACAGCTATGGTTGATATAAATAACTTAACTTATAATAGTGCTACAGGGGTACTAAATGGACTTATAACTAATGCAGAAGCAGCAACCTCAGCATCTTATGCTCTATCAGCTTCCTATGTATTAATTTCAACAGCATCTCAAGCTTCAACATCATCAGTAATTTCCTTACCAGAGAAAAAAATTCCATTTGGAAATAGTGTAGGAGTAAGTACATACCATTCAAACCTTGAATATGACCATGCAGCAACAATGTTCTATGCTCCAAATGCTACAGTTGATGGTAATGTTAGTGCATCAAGTTTTTCAGCATCTAAGTTAGATAGTGCAACAAGTGAAGAAATAAGAGGAACATTTGACGCAAGTACTCTATATTTCAGTCGAAACCAAGCCACATATTTAGGTAATAGAAATACAGGATCAAATGCTAATTTAACAGTAGTAGTAGGAGGTCCTAGTTCAGTTACATACTCAGCATTAATAATTAATAAACACCAAGAATTAACATTTGGTAACCCTGGGACTAGTTTTGATTATCCTTTAGGTTATAGTGTTGGTGAATTTAATTCATATGCTCAATTTGAGAATAATAATGAGTTATCAGCATCATGTGTTGCTATAAAAGGAGCAACTGGTGCTGATGGTATTTTATATTTGGGGGGTAGTAATGAATATGGAGGTGGTATTTTACATCATGGAAGTGATTTAGGATCAAATATTCCAGGTACATTTGAGGAATCATCAACAACAATATATAGAAGTAGTAAATCGGTAGCAGAACCTGTAATAGACTTCCCTACAGATAATAACCATGTTATGGTTAGATTAGATAATACTCCTGTAAGTAATACCAATTTAGATTACTTTGGTATGGGGCCTGTAGGAGGTGCTGCTCAAAAACCATGGAAAAAAACTTTTATGTTACAAGGTGCTATTACCTCAAACAGTTCTGCAGTTTCTTTAGGTCAAGTACAGGTTAGTGGAGGAGGTGCTTATATGGTTAAATTTACAGTAATGAAAACCGAAAATGCATCCCCAATAACTAGATGTTTAGTACAAGAAATTACAAACTGTTTTGTAATAGCCTCTAGTCAAATTGGAACTAACCCAACAGCTTTAATAAATGGATCAACCCCTACAGCTGTTAATATTCAAGCTTCACTTGGAACTATAAGTACAACCCAAACAATATCTATTGTATCCGGTGGTTTTGATTTCCGTAGTACAGGTAATGTTGGAGCTAGTATAGTTCATAATGGATTTGTAGAAATAACATTTACCCCTTACAGTATAGTATAACAAAAATAAATTTTAATAACAAGTTTTAATACGTATAAAAGATGACAAAATTATCAAATGAAGAAATAAAAAAAGTTAGTGAATTAAAATTAACTTATTCTAAGTTAGTAGAATCCCTAGGAACACTAGAAATTCAACTTATTAATTTAGATAACAAAAAACAAGAACTTAAAGTGGAATTGTTAAAAGTTCAAAATGAAGAACTAGAACTTGCTAAAGATTTAGAAAAAAAATATGGTAGTGGAACTATTTCTTTAGAAACTGGTGAATTTTCTCCAGATAAATAAACTTTTGACAAAAAACCATATATTTATTATCAAAATATAACAATTACATAACATGGCAGAAACATTAATTTCCCCAGGAGTATTAGCAAGAGAAAATGATCAATCCCAGATTACTTCTCAACCAATACAAGCCGGAGCAGCAATAGTAGGACCAACAGTTAAAGGTCAAGTAAATATTCCAAAGCTTATTACTACTTATAGTGAGTATCAAGCTAATTTTGGTACTACCTTCGAAAGTGGGTCAGCAAATCAATTAAGTGAATATACTTTCTTAACATCTATCTCAGCTTATAATTACTTCCAAAATGGGGGTACTTCATTAATTGTTACTAGAGTAGCTTCAGGTTCATTTACCCCAGCTTCCTCATCAGCAATTTTAAATGATGTTGAAAGTGGAGAAATTCCAGTAGGAACAAATTTATTCTCACAAACCTCTGGTGGTGATGGAGGTAGTGCTATATTCTCAGGATCAGCTGCATTTACAGGTGGTTCAGGTACAGGATTAACATTAACAGCTCAAACAACTTCAGGTAGTGGTAAATTAATTGAAGGTTCATTATTAGTCCAAACAAGTGGTGTAGGTTCAGATTATGATGTAATGGCTGGTACAGTAGTAGCACCTACAGGTGGAACTAATAGTGGTACAGGAGCAACATTTACATTAACATTTGCAGGAGGTGCAGGAGCATCTACCTTAACAGCTATTACAGCAGCAACAACAGGTTCAGGATATGTTCAAGGTGATACTTTTATATGGTCATCAACAGCATTAAATACTGCAATTGGTTCTGGTACTGGTACTGGTGATTTAACATTAACCTTAACAGCTGCAGGATTTTTTGTAGAATTAACAGGAGTTAATGCTTTAACAGCTGGAACAGGATATGTAGTAGGAGATCAATTAGTAATTGCAGGTGCTACTTTAGGAGCAGGAGCATCAGCTGCAACTATTACATTAGCAGATGCTAATATTACAGATTCAGATGCATTTGTATTAGAATCAATTGGTCAAGGTGAAATAATGAATAGCTCAGGAGCTGAAAATTCTCAAGGTGCTTTAACAAATGGAACATCAGATAATTTAAGATGGGAAATTACATCACCTAACACTTCTTCAGGTACATTTAGTGTAGTAATTAGACAAGGTAATGATAACACAAGAGCTAAATCAGTACTTGAAAGCTTTAATAATGTATCATTAGACCCAAAATCATCAAATTATATTTCAAGAATAATTGGTGATCAAACACAAGTAGTAAGAGGATCAGGAACAGATGTTTATTTACAAACAACTGGATCTTATGCTAATGCTTCAAGATATGTAAGAGTAAAACAAGTTAATTTTAAAACTCCAGATTATTTAGATAATAGTGGACAAGCAAAATCACAATATACAGCTTCAATCCCAGTAGCAGCTTCAGGAACATTTGGAGATGCAGTAGGTAGTATTTTAACTGGAACTGGAAAATATTATGAAGAAATTGATGGTAATGATACTCAAGGATTAGTTGGAGCTAATTATACAACAGCATTTAATTTATTAGCAAATAAAGATGACTTTAAATATAATATTATTTCAACACCAGGTTTATACCAATCAGATTATAGTTCAGTATTAAATACTTTAATAGCAAATACTGAAAATAGAGGTGATAATATTGTAGTATTAGATCTTGAAGCTTATGATTCTTCAATAACAGCTACAACAACAACAGCAGCTAGTAAAGATACTTCATATGCAGCTTCATATTGGCCTTGGTGTATGGTAACAGATCCAGATTCAGGACAAAGAGTTTGGGTACCAGCAGGAACATTAATTCCAGGAGTATATGCTAATAATGATAGAACAGCAGAAGCTTGGTTTGCACCAGCAGGTATTAATAGAGGTGGATTAGGTCAAGTAATTCAAGCTGAAAGAAAATTAACTCAAGCTAATAGAGATGAGTTATATATTAATAAAGTAAATCCAATTGCAACATTCCCAGGTAGAGGAGTTGTAGTATTTGGTCAGAAAACATTACAAAATACAGCAAGTGCTTTAGATAGAGTAAATGTTAGAAGATTATTAATAGCTCTTAAAAATTACATTTCACAATTATCTGATAATTTAGTATTTGAACAAAATACAGCAGCAACAAGAAATGTATTCTTAAGTCAAGTTAACCCATATTTAGAATCAGTACAACAAAGACAAGGTTTATACGCGTTTAAAGTTGTAATGAACGATTCAAATAATGGACCCGATGTAATTGATAGAAACGAATTAAGAGGTGCTATATACATACAACCTACTAAAACGGCTGAATTCATTTACTTAGATTTCAACATTCTACCAACAGGAGCTGAATTTCCTGCATAAGAATTAGAGAGTATAATATTTATAATTGAATAAAAAAATAAAACAAACATAAAATGGCAGTATTAGACCCAAACGAAATATTTTTCACCGCTTTTGAACCAAAAGTAGCTAATAGGTTCATAATGTATGTTGATGGTTTTCCATCCTACATTATTAAAGGAGTTAGTGGATTAGGATTTGCACAAGATGAAATTACATTAAATCATATCAATACTTATAGAAAAGTTAAAGGTAAGTTAAGATGGAATGATATCACTATGCAACTATTTGATCCAATTACTCCATCTGGAGCCCAAGCCGTGATGGAATGGGTAAGATTACACCACGAATCAGTAACTGGTAGAGATGGTTATAGTGATTTCTATAAGAAAGACTTAACTATTGATGTATTAGGTCCTGTAGGTGATGTAGTATCTGAATGGATTATCAAAGGTGCATTTATTAAAGATGGTTCATTTGCTGATATGAATTGGGATACTGATGGTGAAGCAATGAATATTGATTTAACAATTGGAATGGATTACTGCGTGTTAAATTTCTAACAGAAATATATATTTTTTTAAAAATAGCTTGGCTTCGGTCAAGCTTTTTTTTACATTATATATGTATACATGACAATTAAGTTATAACAAATAAAATTTATATGGAAGAATTAAAACTCCCTACTGAACAAGTAGATTTACCTTCAAAAGGATTAGTATATCCTACTGATAATCCCTTATCCTCGGGAAAAATCGAAATGAAGTACATGACCGCTAAAGAAGAGGATATCTTAACAAACCAAAACTATATTAAAGATGGATCTGTTATTGATAAACTTTTAAAATCATTAATTGTTACTAAAATAAATTATGATGATTTAATTGTTGGAGATAAAAATGCTATTATGGTAGCTGCTAGGTTATTAGGATATGGTAAAGATTATACCTTTATGTATGAAGGTGAAGAAATTACAGTAGATCTATCAGAATTAGAACAAAGATTTATTGATGAGGAAAAATTAGTAGAAAAAAATGTAAATAATTTTGAATTTACTTTACCTCATTCAAAGGTTGAGATTACTTTTAAGTTACTTAACAATAAAGATGATAAAAAGATTAAAGGTGAAGTTAAAGGATTACAAAAATTAGATAAAAAATCATCACCTGAATTATCAACTCGTTTAAAATATATGATTACATCTATAAATGGTAACAGTGATGTAAAAACTATTAGAGAATTTGTAGATAATTATATGTTAGCCAGAGATTCAAGAGCGTTTAGAGAATATGTAAAAACATTTCAACCAGATATTGAAATGAAATTTAACCATGAGAGTAGTGACGGCGTTGAAAGGGATATCACCCTTCCAATGACCGTCTCGTTTTTTTGGCCTGACACCGACCTATAGAGTTAATTTATTTAAAACTATCCATGAGATAGTTTACTATGGGAATGGTGGGTATGATTGGAATACAGTTTATAATATGCCTATATGGTTAAGAAAATTTACATTCCAACAAATTTACGATACTAGAAGCAAAGAAGCAGAAGCAAATAAAAAAGCATCTCAAGGTAAAGGAACTAATATAGATTTAAATTCAGCCACAAAAGCCAAAATCCCAAAAGAAGCTTTACGACCAAAAACTACTTCCCCCAATTATATTACGAAGGTATCAAAAAAATGATGCCTTCTAATATTTATAATAAAACCATCACTTAAATGGCTAAAAAGGAAGACGTTCAAAATCAAAAAGATCTTAATGAAGAACTCAGAAATGAGATTTCTTTAGAGGAGCAAATACTATCCCTATTAGCTGATAGAAGAGGTATAGACTCTGAAATAATCTCAGACCAACAAAATTTAAACAATGTTCTTATAGATCAGGTAAAGAACATGAATTTTGAAGTAGTTCAAAGAAAACAAATTAGAGATTTAAGTGCATCCGTTACTAAAATAGCAAATGAAGCTTATTCTATTGGTAAAGATCAATTAGGTCTTACTGAAACCAATGTTAGTATTGCAAAACAGCAAGAAGCATTAACTAAAAACATATTTCTTTTAGAACAACAAAGAAAACAATTAATAGCAGCTATTAATGATGGTACAGCTACTGATGCTGAATTAAATGCTGATATAGCTCAATCAATTTCTGATCAAGTTAAAGAAGCTAAAAATCTTAAAAATCAATTAGCAAAAGTAGCAAAAAATTCTGAAGAAATTAGTGATAACCTTGGAGTATCAGCTTTTGGGGGCCTTGATGAGGTGTTGGGTAAGTTGGGAATGGGGAAAATTGGTAAGCAACTAGGAGTAGAACAAGCTGCAGAATCAGCAAGAGGAATGGCTCAAAATCTTCAAGAAGCCATGAATATGGATGGTAGAAAGCTTACCAAAAATAAAATCAAAGAATTAGGTCTACAAAAAGAATTAAATGGTTTAACTCATAACGCTGCAAAAGCTAGGTTAAAAGGTATGGGGGGCATGAAAAAAGGAATGATAGCCCTTAAAGCAGGATTTAAAACTATGTTTGCTATAGCTAAAAAGATGTTAGGTCCTATTGGTCTTATTGTTGAAGCTATTCAAGCTATTATAAGAGTAGATAAAGCATCAGGTGAAGTAGCAAAAGCCATGGGGACTTCCGCAGCTAGAGCAAGAGAAATTAATGCTGAAATGGCAGATGCTGCTTCTAACTCTGGGGATTTATTGGTAACTACTCAAAAGGTAGTAGCTGCAAATATGGAACTTAATAAAATATTTGGAACAGCTGTAGTAATGTCTGGAAAACTAGCTGCTGAATTTGCTGCTGTAAAAGAAAGAACAGGTTTATCAGGACATGCCATGGAAGTGTTTGCGGAAAAAGCACTTTTATCTGGTACATCAATTACTAAACAATTAGAAAAAGTTAGAGGGGTTACTATGGAATTAAGTGCCCAAACTGGTATAATGCTTAATGCTAAAGATATTCAAGAAGGTATTGGACAAATGTCTAAAACACAGATGTTAAACAACCAGATGAATACTAAAGAAATGGCTAAACAAGTATTCCAAGCTAAAATGTTAGGTCTTTCTCAATCCCAATTAGAAAGTACTCAAAATAGTCTATTAGACTTTGAGAGTTCTATAGCAGCTGAAATGGAAGCTGAATTATTAACTGGTAAACAACTTAATTTAGAAGGAGCTAGAGCAGCAGCACTAGCAGGAGATCAAGCAGCATTAGCAGCTGAACTAAGAAAAGAAGTAGGTACAGCAGCTGAATTTGGTAAAATGAATGTTATCCAACAGGAAGCTATGGCTAAAGCATTTGGTATGTCTCGTGAAGACATGGCAGGGATGTTAATAGAACAAGAAAAATTAGAAGCAATAAAAGCCCAGGGTTTTAAATCAGCTAGTGATGCTCAAAACCAATATAATGAAGCTCTAGAAAACGGTACTATGACCGAAGAGCTTAAAAATAAATTAATCAAAGCTGGTGTACATGAACAAATGGCATCTGCAACCCAAGCAGATAAATTAGCTGCTACTATGGAAAAATTAAGTGATTTATTTGTTCAGTTAATGGACCCTTTAATGCCTATATTTGATGCAATAATAAATGTTTTAAAACCTGTAATGGCTATACTAGCCCCAGTAGCAAAACTATTAGGGGATATAATTGGTTTAGTAATGAAAGTTGTTAAACCCTTTATGGATTTTATGTCAGGTAATATGGCAGAATTTGCTGATATATTTACAGGTATATTTACTCTTGATGGCGAAAAAATTATGGGTGCTGTAAGTGGAATTATGGGTAATGTAGGTCAGTTAGTAACTGATGTTATTGTATCTCCATTTAAATCAATTGGTGGATTTTTTAGTGGTCTATTTGGAGATGAACCTGAAACTCCGGATGTACCTCAATTAGCTTCAGGAGGTATTGTAACAAAAGCTACTATGGCTATGATAGGTGAAGGTTCAGAACCAGAAGCTATTATTCCTTTAAGTAAATTATCTTCAATGATGCCTAGTGGGATGGATATGGGTAATTCATTAATGAAAGCAGTTACAGCTCCAATGAGAGCAATAGGAAGTTTAATACCATCAGAAGGTATTCAATCTTCAATATCATCATTTGAAGAAGACCCAATGGGTAGTATAGGAAATATTTTTTCAAGTGCAAAAGAAGGTATTTCAAATATATTTGGGGGTAATGATGAAAAATCTAATAATGATGAAGTAGTAGTACTACTAAAAGAATTAATAGTAGCTGTTAAAGAAGGTGGGGATGTATTTATTGATGGAGCTAAAGCAGGTAAATCATTAGCATTGGCAACTTCCAAAATGGGTTAATATTTATAATAAAACAACAAATAAAATTAAAAATTATGGCTGAATCAATCAAAAAACAATTCGACACAAATGGCTCATCATTAGCTGTTCCTGTATCTCCTGCTGATGGGGTTACTCCTGATAGTGTTAGTATAGTAGGTAATTCATTACTTCACAATCAATACTCTAATATAGGTGATCCTCAAATTAACAAACCAGCTTACAATAACTTTGGTGCTGGTGCTATGGGTTATACTAATCCTAACACATCTCAATTAGGTGAAGCAACTCAAGCTTATCAAGAAGAAGGAAAAAGATACAAATCAAACGCACCTGAAGGACGCTCATTTTAATAAGCAAATATGCCTCTAATTAATTTCCAAACAGATTTAACTAATCTGCCTTGGGGGAAAGATAAACGTGATGGTGGTGATAGTAATCAACCATATGTTACTAAAGATATCCCTACAGGGTTGGAATCTGATGACCTTCCAGTAAGGTCAGGCCCAGATTTTATAGTTAGAGGAGGATTAAAATCAGTATCTAATGCTTTAGATGATGTAAGTAGGTTAGCTCAAATGTTTATTGATACTAAAAACATTTCAGCAGGTTTAGGATTTATAGCTAAACAAAATATATTATCTAGAACATCAGTTAAAACCCCAGCTTCATTTGGATTAGGATATGCAGGTTTAGCTCCATATGTTTTTTCAGAAGGTTCAGGTGGTTTAGAAGCTACTGGAGGTGGTAATATAAATCAAGGAGTTTATACTCCTATAGGAACTATAGCAACAGCTTTAGGTAATGGTTTAGGTTTTCATGCAAATTTATTAGGTTTAGATCCATTTTCTCCAATGACTGGAGTAGTAGAAGGATCATTATTTAATGGTAATTTAGGTTTAAACACTTATGAAGCTGCTACTAAAAAGTTTAATGAAACCGCTGAAGGTAATAGATTAGTAATATTTAATAATAGAGCTAATGAAGTAGGAAATAACCCAGATGTAAATGTATATTCTTATTCAGGGGGACCTGGTGCTGTTTTAGGAATTGGAAAAACTAATATTAAATTTGCAGATCAAAGAACAGGAGTTGCAAATAATTTATCAGTATCTACCCCAGGACAATTCTATTTAGGAGGGGTAAAAAATAGAGGATATCAAATTGATCCTTCATTATCTAAATTAGATTATCAATTATCAAGACAAAATAGTGCTACTGCAGTATATGCACAAAATTATCTTAAAACAGTATTTAAATATCAATCAGATAGAGAGTTTATATTTAATGATTCTCTTTCTAATGGTCCCGCTATACAAATAGGAGCTAATGGTCCTTACCAAAACTTTGTTTACAAAGTAAACGGTCTTATACCAGAAATAAATGAGTTTGAAGATGAAGATGGAAATGTTCAATCTTATACATCATTTGCCTTTAAAACCAACCCAGAAGTTTTATATAAAAATTCATCACGTACTTATGATCAACCACAATTAATAGCTAAAGAGAATGTAATTGAAGGGGGTGGTGCTGGTCTATATCCTACAGATTTTAGAAAGGAATTATATGATGTTAATGGTGTAAATTTAGAAGATACAGAACAATCTTCAGTAATAAGTTTATCTCCTAATTATAGAATAAAAAATATAGATAATAGAACATATCAAGGATCCCCTGGTAAAGAAGGTGGACAAAAAAGAGCAAATTATTCAGGAGGTAAAAATGTATGGAATTATGGTGTAGCAGCTAATGAATTACAAGCATTAGATAAAATTACAGCAATGCCTATGTATACTGGTAGTCTTGATACTAATCAGTCAATTAATGATTTATGTAAGTTTAGAATAGCTTCTATTTCTAATAGTGGTACTGATGGTAGTAAAGATGTTTATATGCATTTTAGAGCATTTTTAGATGATTTTAGTGATGCTTATAGTGCTAATTGGAATGCTGTAAATTATGTAGGAAGAGCAGAACCTTTATTTAATTATGGAGGATTTGGGAGAAGTATATCATTAGGATTTACAGTTGCAGCTCAATCAAAAGCAGAATTAATCCCAATGTATAAAAAATTAAATTATTTAGCATCTACTTTAGCCCCAGAATATACAAGTGCTGGATTTATGCAAGGTAATTTAGTAAGATTAACTGTAGGTGGTTATTTATATGAACAACCAGGATTTATTACAAGTTTAAATTATAGTGTACCTCAAGAAGCAACTTGGGAAATAGCTCTTAATGAAAAAGGTGGATCGGATTCAAGTGTTAAAGAATTACCACATATTATTAACGTAACCGGGTTTTCGTTTACTCCTATTCATACATTTGTACCATCTAAACCATCATTTAATGAAGATCCAAATAACCCAAATCAGAAATTTATTGCGTTGTCTAATGGGGTTAATACTAATTATAATGATGTTTATAAAAAATATGTAGCTGATGGAGGAGATGGTGATAATAATATTGAAACAACATAATGAATAGGTACGCTGATATACAAAAATTAAGAAATAAAAATGAGTTTGTAGGAACTCTAGGGACAGAATACTATACTAATGTAACCTATCCTGAAATTCCTATCTCAGAAAATGATATTTGGGTAGAAACTGAATTTGGGGATAGATTAGATAGTTTAGCTTTTCAATTTTACAATGATGTTACTTTATATTGGATTATTTCCATAGCTAATCCTAATAAAATTAATATGGGTTCTATTTTTTTAGAACCAGGTAGTCAAATTAGAATCCCCCAAAACATATCATCAATAGTAGAAAGTTATAATATATTAAATAGGTAAAAGTTATGAGTAATATCTTAAATGAGCCATTTGATAATTGGGTACGAGAACAAGTAGAAACAAGACAAATGTCTTTAGGAAAGGGTGGGGGTGTTAACCCTACTATTAGTCCTGTAGATTACCAATATCAAAATACTAAAACTCCATTTTTAAGATTAGCAAGTTCTGTTAATTTATATCGTCAAAGGGATGCATCTACAAATGCGGAATTACCTTCTGTTTTAAAAAAATTAGTAGATGTAGGTGTCCCCGAAGATCTAATTTCAGGAGATGAATTAGCTCAAAATTTTATATTACAGGGAGGAGCAATTTCAAACCCATCAGGTTCAAATAATTTAACATTAAATTCAGGCTTAACTGATGGTAATATTTTTAATGGAGCTTATGGATGGGGGGGAATATCAGAAAGGGGATATGTTCCTATGCCTGGTATTACAGATGCGGATGTTACTTATTTTAATAATGGTGCTTTATCAAAAACAACAATCAATATTAAATGTTTTAGTAAAGCCCAATTTCAATTAGTAGATGTTTTATATTTAAGACCTGGTTATACATTATTAATGGAGTTTGGGTGGAGTAATTTTTTAACTAATGCTGATGATCAAGGGAATTATTCATTAGAAACTATAACTCCTTTTAGAACTAATCCTTTAAGTTTATTTTTATCTCCTAATGCTAATACTAGTCAATATACTATTTATACATCTATTGAAAAAGAAAGAGAAAAATATTATGGTAATTATGATGCTATTTATGGAAAAATTAGTAAATTTAATTGGCAGTTTAACCCTGATGGAAGTTATGATTGTCAAGTTCAATTAACTTCTGTAGGGGATGCAATTGAATCTTTAAAAACCAATATTACTCCTGTAGGTAAAATTGAAACACCACCTTCAGGATCAACTACAACTACACCTGGGGAAACACCAAAATCACCTTTAGTAGCGAATAAAAATGATTCTGTTATTAATCAAGAGTTATGGAATATCTACCAATCAGTTAAATCCTCAACAACCGCAGGAAAAAAAATAATTGGTAATAGAGATTATACCGTTAAAGGTTTTAGAGATGGCACAGGAAAATTAAGAGATATTACTTTTAAAAATGGTTTATTGTACGCCCAAGGAGCTACAACAGATGATGGTTCAGAAAGTCCTCAAGTATGGATTAAATATGGTGCTTTTTTAGCTTTTATTCAAGCTAAATGTTTATTATATGATAAAACTACAGAAACCCCTATGTTTACATTCGATATGAATTTTGATGATATCGATAATGATGAAAACGTTATACTAACAATCCCCGGGCAAATCTCATCAGATCCAAGAGTATGTTTAATACCTATACAAAACTCAAATATTGAAGGATGTGCTGCTTTTCCCTCAAGTGCTTTAAATGATACTTTAAGAAAAAGTTCTTTTCAATATAAAGAAAATAATTATTTAGGAAGAATATCTAATTTATTTATTAATATAAATTATTTAGCTAATACTTTAAAGGGAATGACTTCTGATGAAGAAGGTAAAGTTGTTTTATTAGATTATTTAAAATCATTAAATAAAGGAATGATTCAAGCTACAGGGGGAATTAACAAATATGACTTTAAATTAAGTCAAAGTGGACTAAAAGTACAAATTATTGAAGATATACCCCAACGTTTTAATTCTAAGAAAAAACAAAATAAATATACTAAATTTAATGTTTTTGGGGTTAAACCGGGTATTGAAGGTAGCTTTATAAGAAATATAGATTTAACAGCAGATTTATCCAATAATTTTGCAACTATGATTTCTATAGGTGCCCAACAAAGTGGCAATCAAATCTCAGAAAATGCTACTTCATTTTCAAATTATAATGCTGGGTTAAAAGATAGAATTATTAAAGAAAAAACTTCATCCCCAGATATTGAATCCCAAACGGGGGCTGAAGAAGTAGTTGATAAACCTACTCAATTATCTGAAATATATTTAGCTCAAACCGAAAACTACAGTCAAGTAATTAATCAAATTAATTTTCTTGAAGAAAATATATTAGCACTAAAAGAAAATTTCCTTACAGCAACTCAATTAGCATTAGGAATTTTAACATCTCCTTCTGAAGCTCAATTAAGTGCTCCTTTCTTTTTACCCTTTAATCTATCTTTAGAAATGGATGGTTTAAGTGGTATGGCTTTATATCAAAAATTTGAAATGACAGATGATATATTACCTCCTTCATATGAAAAAAATGGTGTAGAATTATCTATTAAAGGAATTAACCATTCAATAAATTCTAGTGCTTGGATAACTAAAGTAGATACTTTATCTACTCCTAAATTTAAAGAAACACCAGTAAATCCACCTCCTAAAATAACAAAATCAGCAGGAATTCCATCAAATGGCACAACCCCAGGAAATGGTAATACACCTCCTCCCCCACCAGGTGAACAACTTAGAGAAGATGAAAAATTAAGATTAAGGTTAACTAGAGTAATGGATGATGGGACTCAAACTTTAGGGTATTTAGATATATTAGCTGAAGATGAATCAACAATATTATACACAGTTGCAACATCAGAACTTTCTTGGAAAAATAATGCAAATAGTATTAGTTGTGTGCCTGTAGATGAATATAGAGTTAAGTCAAATGTTTCTCCTAAATATAAACAAACCTTCTTATTAGATGGTAATAAAGCAGGAGGTTTTGCTCCTAATGCAATTGTTGGTAATGGTTACACAAGAAATTGGGTATTAATTCATGAATATCCAAAAGCTCCTGGTTGGGCTCAAGGATGTATAGGTCCTGGTCTTTATTTTAATGAAACTAATAATCAAATAGGTAGGCAAAAAGGAACAGGTAAAATTTATACAGGCTCACCAACAAAACCTTATCCGGTAGTTAAGCAGTCTAGACAAGCTTTAGATAGAATACTAAAAGATTTATATCCTTTAGGTTCATTTAAAATGGAAATACAAAATAAGGGAGGAATACTTACTGTATCATTACCTTCCAAATGGACTGATCCATCAGTTCAAAGCACATTTAAGTCCAAAGGTTTAATTCCAAATAGATTATAATGTATATACCTAAAAATAGAATAAAAACCAATTTATACACTGCAGGTGGAGAATATGTCTTTAAAGGTAATCAAGAAGAATATAAAGGATATTTTCATAGCTTATACGATGGTACCTTTTATACAGGTAGAACCCCAAACGATCCTCCAATAGTTGAAATAATTAGTATATTAAATTCATCAAATGCCCAAATTGAGGCAGATGTAGTAGATTTACCATATCAATATTTTGCTGACAACTATGATGGAGTAGTATTTGATGGTCAAATTCAAGATGTAAAAGCAGTAGGTACATATCATATAGTTAATGATATTAATTATGACAAAACACAACTAATTCCCCAACAATCATATCCAAGACCTACCCCAGAAGATTATGAATTAGGATCTTTTACAAGATACTTTTGTGTAAAATATAATGAAGATCTTTATACTGAATTATCTAAAGAAACATATGATATGCTAGTAAATGAAGATCAAAAAATCTCTTGGCAAATGTATATGCCTTTTAAAATCCAATGGACTATAGATGGTGAAAAATCCTTTGTAGAAACAACCAATAGTAATATAGTTGAAATCCAAGAAAAAAGAATGAAAAGAATAGGATTTGGAAGGTTTTTAAAATTTAATTTTTTAAAATTTTGTAAAGGTATTAACTAAAATGTGGCAATTGCAATTTTGTTTCTTATATTGAGACAAATTAATAGTTATGTTTTGGTTAGTAGAATCTGAAGATCAAATAAAAAGGTTTTTTCAAAGTAGTTATAAGGAAGCATTTGTAGAAATAATTCCATATAATGACACCATACACCCTACCCAAAATCAAGTATGTGCTATTTATATTCGTCCGTTAGTATCAACTAAAGGATTTATATTGCCCATTTCCCATAGTGAGACTATTAATGTTAATATTGACAATATAAAACATATATTATCAAATTATGATGCGTTGTATGTGCGTGATAAGAAGGAATTTTTACATTATTTTCCTTTAAAAACTCTTTATGACATTACATTACATTCTCATACGTATATACGACAAACAACACAAACCCATTCCTACTTCTACAATAAAATGGGGGATAAAAAAGATATAAACCGCATTATTCCGATAGTAAAACATTATGAATATTGTGAAAATCTATTTAATGAATTAAAAGAAAAAATAAATGAGCCAATCAACAACTTTTACAACAACAAAGCCACAGTGGTATTCAACGCCTTGGAGCAAAGTGGATTACGAATTGATAGAGAAAAATTCGAATCGTACTTTCACGATGTCAATGGAGATTACGTCTACACCCAATTCAACTTCAAAACACTTACAGGAAGACCAAGCAACAAATTTAGGGGAGTAAATTATGCCGCACTTAATAAAGAAAACGGATCAAGAGAGTGTTTTATCCCTCGTAATAGTACTCTTGTTGAGCTTGACATTAGCGCTTATCACCCTACTTTGTTGGCTAAGTTGGTGGGTTATGATTTTGGTGATAAAGACATTCATATGGCCTTTGCGGAAATGTATGGAGTTGATTATCAAAAAGCAAAAGAATTAACATTTAAGCAGCTATACGGAGGAGTTTTTGATCAATATAAAGATCTGGAATTTTTTAAGAAAGTTCAAGTATATACTGATGATTTGTGGGCTCGTTTTCAAAGTGAAGGCTACATTGAATGTCCTATTTCAAAACACATATACAAACGAGATGAATTAGATAATATGAAACCTCAAAAACTATTAAATTATGTACTCCAAAACTTGGAGACATCAATGAACATTTGTATATTATGGGAAATATTTAAGATCTTAAAGAGTGCAAATACTAAGTTAGTACTTTACACTTATGATTCATTCTTATTTGATTTTGATAAAAATGAAAAAGATCTTTTAAATAAAATAAGTGAAGTTTTTAAAAATAAAAAATTGCAAACAAAGATAAATTATGGAAATACATACGACTTTAAATAAACCTGATTATATGTATAAGGTAGACGACTTTCAAGAGTTGAATAACTTAAATATAACAGATTTGAATAATAAATTATTTTGTACATTTACAACTTTAGAAGGTTTAGATGATCTTTTAAATACAATAACATCTCAGTATGCTATTATGTATAATAAGATCTTTGTTCTCCACATTAAGAGTAATGATGAGTATGTCTGTACTTACAATATAGAACATGGTAATAATATGGCTCCTATTAGTAAAGAAGGTTTACCTCCTAATACTATAATGGTTCATAGAAAAAAAGACACTAATACTCTATATACTATAAATGCTTTAAATGAGCTAATTAAAAAATTAAACGGAGGAGTTGTCGATACTCGTTTCCCTATAGATTGGCATCATTATAAAAATACAGTTTTACTAACTCAACATGATGAGTTAAAACAACTAAAAACAAAAATTCACAGAATTATTGAACTATAGGTTGGAATTTACAAAAAAGGTTCTTATATTAACACAGTTATTAAATTTAAAATTAAAAAGTTATAAACATGGATTTAAACGCAATCAAAAAACGCCTGAATGATATGCAAACACAGGCAAGTAATTCTGGAGGAGGTCAAAAACAACTTTTCTGGAAACCATCAGTAGGTAAGCAAGTAGTTAGAGTTGCTCCTAACAAGTACAACAAAGATTTTCCTTTTACAGAAATGAAATTCTATTATGGAATTGGTAGTAAACGAGTAATGGCTTCTCCTTCAAATTGGGGTGAGAAAGATCCAATTATGGAATTTGCTAAACAACTTCGTGGAACAAATGACAAAGAAAATTGGAGACTAGCTAAAAAGTTAGACCCAAAAACTCGTATATTTGCTCCTGTAGTAGTTCGTGGTCAAGAGGATGAAGGTGTAAAACTATGGCAGTTTGGTAAAGAAGTTTATCAAGAATTTTTAAATATGGCTGCTGATGAAGAAATTGGAGATTATACTGATGTTGTTGGTGGTAGAGATATTAAATTATCTACAGTAGGACCAGAAACTACAGGTACTCCATATAATAAAACATCAATTGGACCATCATTAAAAACATCACCACTTCATGCAGATGCAGCAGTTGTTGAAAAGTTAATGACTGACCAAGCAGATCCAATGAAAGTATTCAAACCACTTTCTTATGATGAGATGAAAGAAGCTCTTCAAGAATGGCTATCACCTGAAGGAGAAGAAGAAGAAGGATCAATTACTTCAGAACCTGCAGTTGCATTTGATAGTGATGAAAAGAAATCTAATTATTCACTAGATACAACGGCTTCAACAGTTAAAAAGAGTAAATCACAACAATTCGATGATTTGTTTAATGATAACTCAAAAACTGATGATTTACCGTTTTAATTAAAATTACATGGCAAGAAAGAAAAAATCACTATCGGAGGCAGTCTCCTCAGAAATTAAAGCAAATTTTAATTTAGATGGATTTAAATCTAAAAAAGGTTTAACATCAAAAGCTAAATTTAAAGAACAAGAATGGATTCCTCTTTCTGATGCTTATCAAGAAATTACTTCGGTTCCTGGAATTCCAATGGGGCATATTGTTTTACTTAGAGGTCATTCAGACACAGGTAAAACAACTGCTCTATTAGAAGCAGCTGTATCAGCCCAAAAACGTAAAGTACTTCCTGTATTCATTATTACAGAAATGAAATGGAATTGGGAGCATGCTATACAAATGGGTCTAGAAGTAAATGAAGTTGTTGATAAAGAAACAGGAGAAGTTTTAGATTATACTGGTAATTTTATCTATGTAGATAGAGAATCAATTAATTCTATTGAAGACGTATCAGCCTTTATCTTAGATTTAATTGATGAGCAAAAAGCAGGTAATTTACCTTATGATCTATTATTCTTATGGGATTCAATTGGATCAGTACCTTGTGAAATGTCTCTTAAATCAAACAAGAACAATAATGAATGGAATGCTGGTGCTATGTCTACCCAATTTGGTAATAACGTAAATCAGCGTATTGTATTGTCACGTAAGGAAAGTAGCCCATATACTAATACACTTGTGTGTATTAATAAAGTATGGACATTAAAAGCGGAATCTCCCATGGGACAACCAAAATTAATGAATAAAGGTGGTTACGCTATGTGGTTTGATTCAACATTTGTAGTAACATTTGGTAATGTTATGTCAGCTGGAACATCTAAAATTAAAGCAATTAAAGATGGTAAGCAGGTAGAATTTGCTAAAAGAGTAAATTTACAAGTTGATAAAAATCACATTAATGGTGTTACCACTAGAGGTAAAATTGTTATGACCCCTCATGGTTTTATACTTGACAATGATAAATCATTGAAAGCATATAAAGAAGAAATGAAAGATGAGTGGAAGAAAATCTTAGGTGGTGGGGATTTTATCATTGCTGAAGAAGATCAGGCATATACTGATATCACAACTCATACAGACGAGCCACAATAAATTTTGATACCCGGAGTATCTTTCGTATATTCCGGGTATAAAAAATAAATCATATGAAACAAAAAGAACTACTTGAGCTCCTCAATAACCTTGATGAGCACGGAAAAGAGACTGTAGAAGGAGAAAGAATACTAATGATAGATGGATTAAATCTATTTTTTAGAAACTTTGCAATGATGAATATGGTAAACCCCGATGGAGTTCATATTGGGGGTTTAGGTGGTTTTTTTCGTTCATTAGGTGCTGAAATTCGAAGAGTTGATCCTACCCAAGTTTATGTAATATTTGATGGAGCAGGATCAGCAAATGCTAGAAAAAATTTATTACCTGAATACAAATCAGGTAGAGATTTACAACGTATTACAAATTGGGATGCATTTGATAATAAAGATGATGAGGATGATGCTA